CGATTGCCAAAGATTACAGATAGATAGCAGCCTTTAGCTTGATGCAACCACATATAGAATTGCATCTGTGGCATATATAAAGACAAACAATTTTCCATACTGTTTGTTTCGTATGTATGCTTGCACTCAATGATCTCGTCAGTAAACCTTCTGTCTACTAAGATATGACCATCTACAGTTCCTTTAAGAGGCACACCTTCCCAATTCATTTCTGTTGTAACACCCCAACCTTGTCCTTTGTGACCAGCAACAATAGTTTCTGAATCCTCAGAACTGTATTGCTGACCAAACCAACGCTTGTTAAAGTGTTCGGTGTTTATACCTAGCTGTACTGCTAAAACATTTGAGAGATCAGTAGGCTCTGCCTTGCCTGTCTTCTCTTCCCACAAGGCAATCCATTCGCCTCGCATGATGCGGTTCATATCTGAGCCGCCTAGAAATCCTAGTCTGTTCATAGTAGTTCTCCTTTTGATTTATTATACTGCAACTATGCAGTTAGATCAAGCTTCTTTTGTTGTAGTGATGAAAGCATTAGCTCTCTACGTCTCAGTCTCCACTTGATATGCTTGTGAAACTCTGAGTATGCGGGCCAGAAAGTAGTAGTCTCAGACACCTGCTTGATTGCATACTTAACGATGTCGGCTGGGTAAGCTGACAGTTCGTTAGCTATAGCTTGTATCCGCATTGCATGATCGTCCGATGACTCACCTGCTGGCTTCACCACCAGCGCAGCCAGCAGGGTGAGGTCATCGACTAACATTTCTTTTGGCATTGGAACCATGGCTTGCATAACTGTAGCTATACATTTGTTGATAGCATCAAGCGATGTCGATTCTATTCTGTAGCCACTGACAATAATATCTACACCATCATCCTTAAAGCTACTGCGACTAATCTCTACTACCTTGCAGCCTGTTGTGCATTCTAGCGAAGTGAGAAGCAGCTTGTCTACCTTGGCTGGATTGTTTACTTGCAGCATTCGATCCAGACCTGCTTGCGTTTGCTCTCCACTCAATGTGATTTGAACACCAGTATCTGTAGGCTCTGTCGAAGGACGCAAACTTTTTGCCTGTTGCTTGATGGTAGTTAATGAACTTATCTGCTTGAGTGACATGATCTATGTTCTCCTTATGCTTGGCATCAATAGATTTGCAAAGGTCATCACTTGGGAACCAGTCATCTGGAACCTGACCCTTTTGTTTCTTTGGTTCTTTATTGGTTATTGATAGGTTAGTGTTGCTGTCTGCAACAGGGGTGTTGCTGTCTGCAATAGGTTTGTTGCAGTGTGCAACATCCTTTGGAAATATTATGTAGCGTGTTGACTTGCCTGTATGTCCACGATCTCTAGTTAGATAGCCGTGATCTTCCAGCCAGTGCAGCTTGCGCGTTACTGTAGCTACAGACATAGCAGTGCGTTGTGATAGTCGGCTAAGACTAGGCCAGCATAGGTGCTTGTCTTCATCCGCATGATCTGCAAGCACAACCATTAACCATTTAGCATAGCAGTCAGGTATCTCTGACTTGATTGCCCTCGCCATTAGTAAGAATGCCATTGTAGTTCTCCTGCAATAATGGTGCTATCTTTTCTTCAAAGACATCACCATCAAAGATGATAAGTGTTTTAGGTTTTCCTTCTCTGCGTTTGTAAAACAATACGTCTCTAACTACAGTAAAAGGATTAGGGAAGTTTGATTTATTTCTGTATTTTACTTCGACTACCAGCGTGGCTTCTTTGATTCTCCATAAGATGTCGCCTGTATACTCGCCTCCCAACGCTCCACTGAGAGGTTGTCTCTTCGCCTTGAAGCCAAGTTTCTGTAGCCATTTAACGAATGATCTTTCGTGGTAGTCTCCTTTTGCGCGACTTTTGCTTGCCATGTTTCTGCCTCGTAACAATCAATACAGATTGTGTGATAGGTTGGTGGTTTTTCTGTAGCTAATATACATACAAACCAAGGAGTTTTATTTCCACAAGCATCGCATGGATATGATGCACCTACTTTATCGTAGAGTCTTTTTTTTATAGACTTTGATCGTAAGGCCAAGTGCATCTAACCAACACGCGAATAAAAATCCAGATGGTACTCGCTTGTGCTGCTCCCATTTATGTATTAAAGATTCAGCGCATCCAATCTTGTAAGCTAAATGTTTTTGAGTCAGCTTTTGTTTTGTCCTATGAGTGACAAGCTGACTGATAACATCTTGATATGTATCAGTAACTTCAGTCTCTACTTTGTAGTGCTGAAAGTTTTTCAATAGCTTCGCTTACTTTATTAGCTGTATCGTAGCGCAAATCTTTACCCATTCTTGCACGATAAAATGTAGAGTCAGGCACCCCAGCACAAGCAAAGGCATCCTTTAATTTGATTTGTAAGTGCGCTGACTTATCTACTAATTGTTCCATGTATGTAATCATGCAAACAATATGCTTGCAAGATTGCACCTATGTCAATGGTGTTATCGTCCAAAGTCCTGTGTTTCTTTTTCATATTCTCCTAATGAAGAGTAGCCACCTACAATTAATGTAGGCAAAGGATTATAAGTACCTACTTCTTCAACAGTCACATCATCAGCGAAAGCGTTGGCAGGTAGATTTTCGTTGATCCCCTGCCAAGCTTTCTTATCCTTTTCTAGTTTAAGATTATGATGATACCACATAGAAGCTAAAGGTCTGTCTGATTCGCGTCGGTACTTTGATTTACCCATTGTCTTCTTCCTTATAAAAATCTTTACCCCACATTACAAACTGACCTCTACCAGACTTACCTTTTCTTTTGCGGTGGTCACTAATTACTAAACCTTTTTCTTTTAAGGCTGCGAATCTAGCTGTAACTGTGCTGTATCTAAGATGATCTAGCCTATCCAATACATCATCCATGATGCAGCCATCCTCAGTAAATGTACAGATAGCGTAATAAACTTTTTTCTCCATGCGATTAACATCAAGTGCATCGGCAGCATCATGGCTGGTGCTTGGATCACCGCTACGAGCTAGCTTAAATGCTGGTGTGTCGAATAGATCATCGGCTATTTGTTTGCCTCTTTCGATAACATTCATTGTAGTTCTCCTATGAATTTGCCTGTATCTATGACAGGGGTTTTAGAATCTTGTTCATTTGTAATGATAATTTTTCCACTTGCTGTTTCAAAATCAGTCATCATATCTAACGCAGTTTCAACAGCGTCACCTTCATCTTCAGCATACACAACCTTGTAGACTGTGTATTGCGTCATCCATTTTAGATCGTCACTCTTGCAATGAGTGCAACAATCGACTTCAGAAAACATCTGATTGTTGCATTCTTTGCATTCCAAATATTCTTCGACAGTGCGTCTGCCTCTTATATCAGTACGGAATATCATCGTTTAGTGGCTCCATAGGATGAGCTTCTTCCCAAGCAGCAGTAGCTCTTGAGATGAACTTATCCTTATTGAATCGTGGGTTTGTATCTGCAAGGCGTTCAGCCATTTCTAGTATGGCTGAAGGCCAAGGTAGCAATGGTGCTACCTTGTCTGCAAGATATTCAAAGTGTCTCTGTTGCATTAGTGACATCATCATACCTCTTGTAATGGTGGACGATAAGATGCGTCTTCGTTTGTATCACGATGAAGCACCTCTTCGTATGTGTTGACGACTCTGTTTATATTCCAAACAGCTTGCTGTATTCCGTACAGAAACTGAGAATCATCTTCTTTTGCTCGTTCAAGCAGAGATTCCAAGTTGCGTTGGATGTCTCTAGCTTGTGTGATAAATGCCATTTCCATGTTAGTTCTCCTTGTTATGATGTTAGTGCATGCCAGCTACTGAACTTGAATATTTTAGATAGCTGATTCTCTCGTAGTCTTTGTGTATTAGCTGGTGAATTGGATTCGTCTGTGTGACTAGCCCAATATGTTAGAGCATTATACAATGCCCATTTGTTATTGCCGAGCTTGGCTTTGTCTGCAAACCAATAGCCCATTAGTCTTTCAAGCTGCTTCTCATTCCATTTGAATGTGCTTGTCTTGTTAGGTACACGGCAAACTGTGTTCTTGAAAAAGCTTTCGGCTAGATCATCATCGACAGGCGTTGCCATCCAAGCCTTGTATTTCTCAGGCGTATTTAGAAATGCCTCAAGGCCAGCTTGTATCTTAGCTGCGCTACCTTCTACATTGACATTGGTTGTATGCTTTGCCCATGTATTAGCTACAGTGTCAGCATCCCAGCAACCATTGTCACACCACAAACGACAGCCGAATGCTTGCTGTTGGAATGCCCAGCTACTATCGTATGAGTTGAAAAATTGTACTCGGAATTTAATGTAGTCACCTACTGATGGCTCGACTGTTAGATCATTGAAGTCAATGATGCCACGCAGCTTTGCGCCATTGTCAAACACTTCAATCTTTGTGTCGTAATCTTTAGATATGTCTGCTTGTTTAACAGCATCCATAACTGAGTTGACTACATCATCATGCTTGATTGCTTTGTATTTAGAACCATGCACACCAAGTACATCATTAGTATCAGTGCGTACAATGCAACGTGCCATTGATTCTGGCACTGGTATTGATTCAGATATAAATGTACCATTTTTTACAAGTAAGTCGCGTGTCTCTACAGGGAAAGACCAGCAATCTTCTACTAGATTGTTACCTATAACTGTTACTCCATCCATAGTTAGTTCTCCTTTAGAATCTTGAGTTGCGATGGCGGAAGACAAGGCCCAACCATTTGAGGTTGAACCCACGATCAGTACCGAAATAGCGTGGTACTAAATAGAATTTTCTGTATGTTGTGATACGCATGTTAGTTCTCCTTACTGCATACTTGCAGTATATACTAGGTGTATCAGATTGCAACACCTAATCCTGATTGTATGTTTGTCTGTGTGTCACAGTCCTTTCTTTTGCTGTTGATGGAATATGATGGTAGCTTACACTACCATCGGTATGTCGATAAGGAATGTAAGTTTCCCCATCGAACCTAAATAAAAGTGGATCAAATTGGCTTCCATATTTAGAAATAAATTTATCAATCTGATTCATAATGACCTCCAAATTATTCTTTTTCAGCATCTGGTGATGGTACATCAGGCGCGTAATCTTTCATCCATTGACCATCATCTTGTTCAGATAGATTGCAAACGTGAGGCCACCATATAATGAATAAACCTGCGGCGCATAATAAGAATGCCCAATAGGGTGTGTATCCTCTTTGAATGTTATCGAATCCTGCTAGGATTAATAGAAATCCTATCGTTGAAATTAAAACAATATCAATTGTAGATTTCATAATTAAAATCTCCTTGTGGATTTGCCAGCGCAGCCACAGCTTTATATCTTCAGCCCCCCTCGCGGGGGCGGGGTGCCTAGGCTGTCTTTGTGCAATGTGTTGAGCATAAAAAAAGGCCCCGCTGCCGAAGCAGCGAGGCTAGTTGGGAGAGATTATGAAGCTTTTGATGTGGCATCTTTCTTAGCTTGGTAAGCTGCTTCAAGTGCATCCATGACCTTGACATCAGGCTCGTTCTTAGCATGTGTCTCAGGGAATAGCTGTTGGGAAGCCTCTTGATAGTATTTCTTGAGCAGTTCGTTGGCCTCAATCTGTGACTGCTGCCATGCAATGTCCCGATTGCGGTCTAGTATAGCACCGTTATCAAGGACTACACCATGTTCTTTGTGTTCGATGTAGTCGTTCAAGTTCTGATCCTCAAGCTCTTGAATCTTAGAGAGCTTGTTGTTTGTGTTCCAATCAATATCCTTGATAGCCTTATTGACGAAATACTGTAATGTTGAGTTTTGTGTACGATCAGAAAGTGTGAAGACACGGTTGAGGTCTTGTGCGAAACCGTTTTTGTTTGATTGCTTAGTCATCTTAGTTCTCCTTTGTGATACCGATACCATTATCGGGTTACGCCCCACACCACAATCATGGCTGCAATCCAAAGGCAAGGCAGGCTCGGGCGGCATTGGATGATCGCCTACAGCCCGCTTGCGCGATAGCGCATGATATGCGCGGGCTGTTAGCCAGCTTATGAACAGATCGCCTCTATGCGATATGAGCATAAGCTGGCGTGGCGACCACCAATGGGCGAGACTTGCCACGAGCGACTAGCGAGGGTTTGGATGGCAGTTATGATTTGGATGATGGGGCTTCCCGATAAGGGTGTCGGTATCTAGCAAACAAAGGAGGACTGTAGATGACTAGCAATCAATCTACAAAAACGAGTGTAGCGCAAGTCATCAAGCGGGGCTTCACACTTGCTGATCCTTTGTGGGCGTGCAGTGTTTCCGTGAAAATACCCCCGTGTCCTGCGCGTGTTTCACTGCCCGATGTAACGTCCGTCAGCATCCTGCGATTAGCAAATCGCTTGATGCTGTCGCAACGGCCATCTAGGGCGTGAATAGCCACGCGCATTGCTATGTTACTGAAGCGTGTTGCAACGAGACAGTCGATGCCACCCTTGGCAATCGACAAGCTTGTGGTTAATGACGAGATGCTTCAATTGTGCGGTTGACAAGCCGAGACAAAGTGGCTGATAGTGGGGGGGAACACAAGGGGGGGCAGTATGACCGAGATTGTGAAGCTTACCGATAAACAGACTTCGCTGGTGGATACACTCGTAGCAACAGGCTGTAGCATTACAGAAGCAGCAAAGCTTGCGGGATATGCTGCGGGCGAGTCTGGTAGAGTGAGTGCTAGCAAGGCTTTGCGGTTGGGTCATGTGCAAGCGTACATGATGCAACGGATAGGTGAGAGTATCGGGTTGAATGCTACGACTGCTGCTGCAAAGATGGTGAGGTTGGCATCGGGAGCTAAGAGTGAGTATGTACAGCTTGAGGCTAGCAAAGACATCTTGGACAGGGCTGGCTTCAAAGCTCCCGACAAACACATGCACTTGCATGCTGGCGATATTAGCGTGTCCATAGATCTTGCGTAATATGGTGGGGGGGTTGAAAGTCGGCGGTGTCACTGTCACTGTGGTCTACAACAAACATTAGAGTCGAAAAAGGTTCGATAATATTTTTTTAGTGAGAGGTTTGTCTTATGTGCTTATTTGGTGGCGGCAGCAGTTATCCTGATCTTGGGCCGAAGGATACCAGCGAAGACATTATCAAAAGCAAGTACGAGCTTAGTGATGAGAACAAGCGCAGGAATCTTGAGCGTAAGCGTTCCAGTTCATCGCTAGTTAATTTTAATGGGCAGGGTGACAATCCTAATTCTGAGTTTCGTGATGGTCAGGACATTGGTGATTTAAGAGAGAATGATTTTATAAACGATTTCTTTAGTGGCTTTGGCATGGGTATGGATAAGTCAGAGCCAGAAGACAACAGGTCTGACAAAGGCGGTAGTCGTGAAGGGAGACAGGACTGGTAATGGCGACTGAAGCATGGACAAGAAAAGAGGGAAAGAACCCCAAAGGTGGACTCAACGCCAAAGGTCGCGCCTCTTACAAAGGAGGAACCCTCAAGCCGCCAGTAAAGTCAGGAGACAACCCAAGAAGAAAGAAAAGCTTAATCCAACTTAGAAAAGGTTAGTAAGCAATGGCACCGAAAACTCCAGCAAAGGCTATCAAGAAGGTTGCTGATAAGCAAAAGGCTTCAGCCTCTGAAAAGAAAAAGAAGTCTCTTATTCAGACAAGTGGGAACAGGGGCATGACAAATGAAATGATAGCGTATCTTAATTCACAATTAAGAAAAGGTCTTGATTTTGATGATGCTTTAGACAAGGTTAGAGAAAAGTTTGGGCATTCTGGAGATTTATAATGGCTTATCAATTTGGTGATGGTGAAGTTTACAACGGCCCCATAATTATTTTGCCAGATGGACGTATTGTTTCTGGCGCAACCTATACGCCTGACTCTAGGCGGCTTTA